TATCAAATGCCGCAGCCACAATATCAGCCATATCAAAATCCGTATCAGCAGCAGCAACCGCAGCCGCAACAATTCGGTGGTTATGGAATGGGTCAAAGCATGGGTGGATATGGCGGTTACGGCGGTATGTCGAACCCGTATCAGCCACAGCAATATGGTCAACAAAACATGAGTCAACCCCAACAATTCGCTAGTTATATGCGTTAATAGTTGTTAAAGGTTTTGCGCGGATGACTTCATATTAACAATAATCGCTAACACGGGTATGGTTTTTGTTGGTTCGTGCTACCAAATTGCGCCACAGTTTAACTGTCACGGTCATCCGCACGATAGCTTAACCTACAGTAAGTTTACAAACTACGCACTTGCGCACAATCTTACTGTTTTCTAGTTGTGTTTCTTTAAGTGGCAACGCGCACTTAGGGCAAAGGTCTTTATCAAGCCTTTTTTGAAACATACCTTCTTCTTGTAGCTCAATCAGATTCATGTCTAGGAAGCCTATATCTTTTCTTAATTCCCCGTAGTCTATCTATAGTTATAGACATTATGTCAGCCGCGTCATTTAAAGATAGCTCTTTTTTAAGTAGCTTGTCTAACATTTCAGCTTCTTTGGACAATGGCATTTTAGGCCGTCCACCTAGCTTTCCGTTGATTTTATTTAGTTCGTCTCGCTTTACTCTCTTATGTGCAAGCTCAAGTTTGGGGTTTATAGCCTTATCTATGATGTTTTGCTTTTCCCATCGCTCTCTATAAAGCTCTTCATACGTTCGATAGTCCATTAACTTTCCTTTCCAGTATGTCAAAAAGGGCCTCAATCTCCTCCATTCTTTGAAGAACGGGGCTATTGTGACCCTTTTTAGCTTCTAGTTTTGCAGTGCTTATGCACCGCTTTATTCTTTCAAATACAACAACGGTATCTACGTCCATCTTGCATCGCCTTTGAGGATTACTGCATTCCCGACGATACCTGTGCCACATAGCTCAGTTGCTTCTTCATTGAAGGGCAGACCTTTTAGCAGTCCCTCTTCATTAACGAGGATTTGAATGTCAGGATTTGTTGGTGATCGAACCATCTCGACCATACCTCCAACCATTTCCTGCGCCGCTTCCAGCGTTGGCTGTTTGTGTTCAAACGTTGTAATCATAACAATCTCCTTTACTAGAACTTGGTATATGTACCATATACTCCCACGACAATCAAGAAAAAAGTTAACCGGGTAGGCCCGGCAGTTAACTTTTTAACCCGAACAAATCGTCGGCTTATATGTTATCCCGGCCCGTTTCTCTTTCATATTCGCCACGAGATAGTGGCCCATCCATAGTTCCCAGCCACTTTTCAGACCCGCCTGCCGTCATTGTGTACTTACGAATCAGCCCAGCTTCGCAAGCATCCGTTACTGCGGATTTAATTGTTGACTCTCTGCCTGCGCTTTTCAGGTATATTGCGCATGGCTCTGGAGAACTTGATTCATGGATAGCGGCGTATATGCCATCATGCACACCGCCTTGAGATACTGCGCGTCCTTCGTTTTCTCTCATGCGAACGAAATCAACAATGTGCGTCATGCGTTGACGGACAGTATGGGACAGCGCGAGCGATCTAATATCGACGGAGCGATCTTCTAAAAGACCAGTGTTCGGGTTACGAATGAAGTGTCGTATGTCACGATTGGCTGGCCCGTTTGATTTTACGACAGCGCCATCGAACACACCGTTTCTTGTGTACTCTATGCCCAAATCTTTACACCGCTGCTTGCCTGTTGTTTCGTCAACAGACCAAACAGAGAAGGCACAACGCACGCCATCAACAATAGCGGATGTACCCCGAATGAGGTTACGAGCTTGCTCAGGTGTTTTAACTGGATCGTTGTCTTTGATCTTCGCCATGTGGTGATTGACCATGACTGTTGCGCCTGTTTCGGTTGCCATTTGCGCCAACAGACCCATGAATGCGGCTCCTGCCGCGGGATCAGCGTTTACATCTGCGTGAACAAACGATGCCATAGGGTCGATGATAATTAGCTTTAGGTTCGATAGCTCAAGCATTTGCTCATAGATGCGCTCGAACTCTGCGCCCATCAGGTAGCTACTGTCGAACTTCTGCATGATTGGGAACACGCCGCCGAGGTTTGGCAATGGCAAGATGCGCAGTTGGTGATCGTAATGCTCACGGTATTTCTGTGGATCAAGACGCGAGATACGTCTGTGCATTTCGTCTTTATCGTCTTCCGCTGTGATTAGAATAACATCACCATGCTCTGCGACGAGGCCACCGAATGCGCTTTGCATAGATGCGCCCGATGCGACTTTCATTGCCAAATCGAGTGTCATCATGCCTTTGCCGCTATCGCCTGCCGCGGCAAACACCGCGGGAACTCCGAGCGGAATGGTATCACCTACTAAGAAGTGTTGCTCAGGTGGCGAGCCTACAAAGTATTTATCGACCAACAGGCTTTCGTCTAGCAGGGAGATTGGCTTTTTGACTTTGCTCTTCTGTGACTTGATGAACTTATCAATGTCAAAGCCCTCATCAATAGCGTCTGCGGCGTCCCACTTTTCTTCTTTTGTCGCAGGAATTTGCAGAGTTAGTGTACTTTTCGCACCCGCTTCTTTGGCTTGTGCCTCTACAATCCGAGCTAATTTCTTGCCTGCCTCATCGTTATCAGGCCATAAGACCAAATCTTTGTTGCGCAGTTGCGTGAAGTCAAACTTACTGGCTGTGTTTTCAGACAGCATCCCTGCACCACCGATGGTACAAGTCGCTGTATATCCTAGCTGTGTTAGAGCATCCGCGCACTTTTCGCCTTCGACCCAGATAACTGTGTTCGCACTTAAAACGTTCGGGATATTGTATAATGGTCTGGGTTCAGGAATACCTTGGCGACCATCCATGAACTGACGGAATTGTTTCTTTGGTTTGCCAGCACTATCCCGAACAATTTCTCCAGTTGCATCCCGGTCAAAGTATTTTCTGACTGTTACGAGGACAACGCCATCAGCATCAGTGTATGAATATTCGTCTTCGAACGGTGTACTGGGACTGATTGTACGCTTTTGTTCGGGTTCTGGCTGCACTGCTGGGGGCGGAGGAGTCGCCATTACTGAGAAATTAATTGGATTGTTCGGCTTAACAATGTTTTCTGGCGGAGCAACATAGTCTGCGGAGATGTAATCTTTAAAGTAATCCACGCATTCAGATAGGGAATATCCGCGTGCTTCTTTGAATACCTTACAGATGCCACCGATGCCATCACCAGACTCAAAGTCTTTGCCTGTCAGGAACCACGGACTGCTAGTATCAATGTTTATGCGCAGTGATTGCCCTGCTTCGCCTTGCAATGATCCGATGAAAAACTCTTTGCCACGCTGTACCCCTTGAGGAAACGTTTCGATTAGTGCGCTCAATTGGACACTACGGGGAACTTCTCTTGAAATTCTCTCTGTTACCTCTCTGGGCGTCTTGCCAAAATTTAAAACATTCATTATCTTGTCCCTATCCACAACTTTACTACTAAATATGGGATGCCGCCGACCAAGCGCGTCCCATATTTTTTACCCATTCCAGCAAGTTTCACGAAATTCGCAGAACTTGCATAAGAAGAAATCTTTACTTTGAGCGATACGAGGTAGAATGTCACCAGCTTTTGATGCCGTCAAGATATTCACCGCCCTGTCGCTTGCTTCTTGAGCCAAAGCCTTATTGTACGGCACTAGCTCATAATACACTTCTGAGGTGTTTTTATTAATTACTGTAAACAACGCAGGGTTTTCGGTTAGCTCCATATATGTCTGGTACAACGCTAACTGAGTTGCGTATGTTTTGTTCGCCTTTTCTACACCGTGACGCACAAAGCCTTTAAACTTGCTGTCATTAGCTGACTTGCATTCCCACAGTGCGGGGTAGCCCATATCGACATCACCACCACAGATCACGCCATCTATGTGACCGCGTATCTCACCATCTGCGATTGAGAACCCGAACTGGCCTCCATCCTTATCTTCCGTTCTTAGATCGAAACCAGCGTCTTTCAGCCACTTTGCGGCGTAATCCTCAATCTCATGCCCGAACTGAAAGATGCGCAGTGTCTTGGCGCTAAACGCTTTGTCAGGGTCTATTGGGTAGTTGAGGTATCTGTATTGTATTTTGCGCGAGCATTCATCACCAATACTGGATGCGCCGATATATTTTCTGCGCTCTCTCTTTGTTTCGTTAGAAACGATAGCCTTGTCCACGGCTTCCTTGATGCTTTCTGCTACATGATCCACCCTAGAATGGGATTGAAGTAGAGGGCCAAGTGCCTGTTGACTTAAAGTAAGTGTCTTCGAGGGTTCCAATTTCAATCTCCGCTGCTAGTTTTTGTGATTCTTGTATTCCAAATATCAATGTTTGGACTTGTTGTTCGGTGAGGTCACAAAACCTTTTATCCCACCCGAACTTACCGAGTATATGTGCCAACTCCTTCATGGGCTTTGGCGCTGTTGTTACGTCATTCAATGTATTGTCTCCTCTTCTTCGATTGAAAATAAATCTATAACTTTATTTATCTGGTTTGGGTCAAGCTCATTATTTCTGAAGCCCAAATTGAGAACTTCTTCGCCGTGAACCATAATGCTTGCGCTCCCAAACATGACCGTATTATCTGCCTCTTCGATCCTGTCGTTGATGATCTCATTAGCCACAGACTGAACTTCCTGCATGTCGTTGCTGTTTTTTACCCAACACACAATTTCGGACTCAGAGCTTTCTACTTTGCCCTGATCAGTCTCAACCATAAAAAGATACATTTCGAATCTTGGCATTAACTTTCCTTATTAGACAATTCGTTGCCACACGCCAAGTAGCCACAGCCGTCAATCCAATTATCTGTATTTTGAGGGTTGGATTTTATGCGAGCAATTTTAAGCATAGCCATCATAGCCCCTACGTCATGCGGCTTGATTAGCGTGTCCAGATAAATTGACCAGAGATTTGCTATGGTTGTCAGGTTTGACTCCATATCGCCATGCGTTGCGGCGCGGTCTTTGGTGACATATTCCTTAGCCGTGTCTAATGTTTCAGACCTTTCCATAGTCTTCTCCCGTTATCTTTTTCCAGTTATCTGCGATCAGTCTATCAATTTGTGTGCGATTAAAATAGTACCCCAAACAACAAGCTGCTTTGTACTTAGTCCACGAGAAATCCATCTCGCTTACTTGCACTCCGTTGTTGCGCAAAAGCTGTTTCTGCTTTGGTGTTGCCGCTTGGTTTAACCACCGCTTTGATTTGTTCGCGGCAGTGCTGTCTTCGATCTCTCTTAGGAAATCATCTGCCGCTGACATAGCTTGCACCTTTTCACCGATGGAAACGATCCTAGCACGCCCATTCTGCGCCTTTACGATAGCAACCCAGTAATTTCCTATCTTGCCTACCATAGAGAAGCCATTGAAGCCTGTAGCCATCATCACAGTGCCTGTGCCATACGGATCAATCCACATGAAAGGCGACAGTTGCATGAGGTCATACTCAGTCATTACGAAGTCGATTAGCTCGCTCTTCTCGCGTAACTCGAACACATGTTCGCATATCGGACAGGTTCTCGTATTGGATGCGACTTCGCTTTCGCATTCTGGACACACTTTTGTTGGTGCGTCACCGCCTGCGTTTTTCTCTGCGCCGTCTAAGTTTGCTGTTTCGTCCAGTGCGCCATGCGTAATGATGGACGTACCGAAATCCATAACGATGCAATCTGTTTTGATTGTGTCTGGATAAATCTCAGGATCGACGATGCGCAGTCCACGACCAATCATCTGCACCATTGTACCCTTTTGTGAGCATGGGCGCGTAAGAACCACACACGCCACAGGTGGAGCGTCGAATCCTTCTGTTAGAACCATGACGTTTACCACAACTTGCAGATCACCGAACTCCAGATCGTGAAGCATTTCAGCGCGATCTTCTTTAGGGGTTTCGCCCGTTACGAAGTCAGCGCGAATACCAGCGCGTAAGAATGCTTCGCAAACATGTTCGGCATGTAGAACGGTTGAACAAAACACGACAGTCTTTCTGTCGCCTGCTTTGTCTTTCCATTCATCCACAATGCGTTCGTTGATCACACTGCGATCCATAATCGCGGCGACCTCTTCCATGTCATATTCTTTGCCGCGCTTTGTGACCCTATCAAGTTGATCACCCACGCCCAAATCAATCACATAGCTTTTAGGGCGAACAAGAAAGCCTTCGCGGATTAGGGTTGCCAACTCGATTTGGTGTGCGCAGTTGTTGAATACTCCGCGCAATCCTTTGCCATCACCGCGATTTGGTGTAGCTGTAAAGCCCACAATCTCTGCGTTTTCGTTGTCTTTGAGAACTGCGTCGATTACCTTGGTGTATGTTGGAGCCGCGGCATGGTGGCCTTCGTCAATCACAACCATATCGAATAAGGGTCTGTCTCTAAGGTTACGATCACGGGACATCGTTTGAACCATAGAAAATACTGCATCACCTTCCCAGTGCTTGACTGTGCCGTTGACGATGCTTGTAGAGATTAAAGGGTTTACGCGCTCGAACTTCTCTTTGTTCTGGGAAACCAATTCGTCTCTGTGCTGTAGGACAAGAACACGCTTGCCCTTTTTGTGCCGTTTCCCAACTAGCGCGGATAACATGATTGTTTTCCCTGCGCCTGTCGGTGCTACGACTAATGTGTTGTTGTGCTTGTCCAACGCTTTACAAGCGTCAGATACAGCAACCTCCTGATAAGGTCTGAGTAACATATTTATACCTATTTGCTAGAATAGTAAGTTGGGGGGTTCGCGGCCCACGGCCCCCCTATCCGTGGTCTAGCAGGCGCGGAATGGCCCTGCCGCTAGATTATTTCTGCGCCCAAGAAGGAACTGCA